TGGCACACCTCAGAATGGAATTTTCTCTAAGATGGATACTCAACAACAGGTAGCTCAAAATTATCTGAATCGTAATATTAAATTCTTTTATTTGACAGATGCTGCGGGCATAACATATACGGCCCACGGTATTCATACTCAACAATTTTTAATAATTAATTCACATACAGCAGACAATATAACTGGTCCTACCATAATCCAATATAAACCAACTTTCCAGACCAATGTGGAATGGGAAGTTGAGATTTGGCCCAACCAAGTATATAAATATCCTAATAATGATCTTGCCATCATTTTCTCCAGGCATTTGCCAATGGCGAAGGATATATCAACACATTTTATCACTAACGAAGACTTTAAGACGTGTGAAACTGTGACTGAACTTTGGTCTCTTACTAACTTTCAACACCAACAATCTGTAGAGATTCGCGATAATTGTATTCCTGCTGAAAAGATAACATTAACAGCTCCAGATGGTAGACGGGGAGAAATCTCCATGGCTATAATGGTTGAGGGAGCCACTGTTGCTGGCAAGTCCGGCAGTATGCTCATGATTCCATCAAAGAAGCCAGGCCATCGCTCGATTGTGGGTATTCAAGCTTGGAAAGTTAATGATTTTTATAAGAAAACCATTATTTATCAGGTTGTTACTCAGGAAATGCTTCAGGATATGATAAAGCAAGTTCAATTTCAAGTTAACCGTCCCGTCATCTCACAGGAAGGCCCACTTATTTGTGAGCCAACCGTCGGAAAGGCAGCTGAGCTATTTACATCTCATGTCAACGTAGAGGGTTCTGTACCCGCCGATAAGGTAGTAGGCATAGTAGGCAGAACTCAATTTCGTAAAACAAAGATAGCACCCATTATGGATGCTGAAGCATATACATCACCCCGTGTTCCCGCAGCTCTTAATCCCTATGATTCTAGACTCTTGATCTATAAACATCCTATGCAACATTCTATTAACAAGTATGGCACAGGAAAAGTTGGATCATTTGATCTTCTGATCTTAGAGAGGGCCACTCAAGATTTAGCGTATTGGTTAAGAGAACGCTTGGATAAAACCAAGTTCAATACTAATTTAACTCTTGAGGAGTGCGTCACTGGAATCCGAGAAAAAGGATCAAATCCAGTTGATTGCCGTGCATCTGCAGGACTCCCGTATATCTGGGATAAATATCCCGGAAAAGCGCCAGGAAAGAAATCGTATGTTCTCATCGATGAGTTAGGAGAATGTCAAGTACAATCCGAAGATTTCAGACAGAGCTTTGAAGCAACTTTTTCAAAGTTGTCTCAAGGCGTTATTCCAAAACATACCTCCTATGACTTCCCTAAGGACGAACTTCGTCCATATTATAAAGCGCTAGGCGACCCTATTAGTCAAACTCCACCCAAGACTCGATCCGTAACATGCATGAACATGGAATTTATATTTTCATGGCGACGTGTTACTCTTGATCTCTTTGCTTCACTTCATCGTGCGGCAAGAGGAGATTTTCCATTCGGACCCGGAATAAATCCTGAAGGACCCGATTGGACTCGCCTATTTAATTATCTCCACCGACATAAGAACGTACTTGATTTTGACGTAAGTAATTGGGATGGCCATATGCCACCCGAGCTCATGTACGCGGCTGCTGATATAATAGTTTTAGTGTTAGGCCTTAAGCCAAATGATCCCCAAGCGAAAGTAATTTACTCACTGCTCACCGAGGTGCTTTTTGGCCATGTTCAATTTGAAGACACTATCTACCAAAAACTTCGAGGGCTTATTTCAGGTTTCCCAGGAACAGCTGAAGTAAATACCCTCGTTCATTTAATATTAATGTATTATTTCTATCTTTATATTGCACAATTACAAGATCAGATTTCATACGCAAATATAACTGACTTTTTTCACCATGTTTCGCCGGTCTTCTATGGAGACGACGTGATAATGTCAGTTTCAGATGAGATAATTGGTTGGTTTAATGGAAAAACCATTGCCTGTATGTATACAGAACATGGTTATCCAGTGACCACAGCCAACAAAGATACAGATATGCCTTTGAGAAAGGATATCTTTGACTGTCAATTTCTCAAATCCGGTTTCAATTTTATTCATGCCGGGCGTGTAGATCGTAAGATGGACATTAGTGTCGTTTACGATCTCATGTATTGGGTCCGAGCTAAGGAACATCCATATAATCAGTTTAGATCCAATCTTTATGATGCTTTTCGAATATTGCATGGTCATGGACACGACAAATATGAACAAGTTCGTGCGCAAGTGAATTCTTGGCTGCGTAAAGCGCACCTTGAACCCTTTGACTATCGA